ATCAGCGCATTACCGACCGCGACATCTGCGAGTTTCGCCAGCGACGTTGTTGTATCCGCGTATACCAAATCTCCCACAGCGTAAGAGGACTGACCAGTACCACCATAAACAGCACCAATAGGTGTAGCGTTCCAAGTACCAGCAGTAACAGTGCCGACTCCAGTAACACCCGTGTAGCTGCCAGACAACCTTGAAGTACCCAGAGTACCTGATGTAATATTACTTGCATTGGTTGTATCCGTTGTTGCTGATGGAGCCAAACCTGAAACTGCGGCTGCGGCTATGGCAATACCTGTAGGAGTGACGCTGGTTACTTGACCTTGTGCGTTGGTTGTAAAGACAGGAACAGAAGCCGCCCCGCCGTATGTACCCGCAGTGCCTGTGTTGGCAATATTAAATGTGTAGCTTGGGGACTCACTCAGCCCTGTACCCGCCGTGTATGTAATTGGCGCAGAGAACTGCTGAAAAACAATCGCCGTTGTGCCAATCGTTATAGGCGGCGCGGTCTGTTGCACCCAAGCGGTATTGACGTTAGCAGTGCCGCTGGTAACCAAGAAGAAGTCGCCCTCGTCAATCTGATCAACCCCAGTGCCAACAGTATCAAAATCTGTAGCGCGGGTCAGTATGTATGGTGTTCCAGCAGAGCCAACCTGAGTAACCGTATAAACACCGTTGTTTGCACCTGCCGCTTCGTTTTTTACAAGTATGCGTTCTGTAACGACAGTAAGCGTTGAGTCCACAGACAAAGCGCCGTTAGCGTTTCCTGTAAGCGTTGCCCCCACCCCGGATGTGCCGTTGTTGTATGTGTTTGCTGGTAGAGTTGTTGTAGTTGCTAAAGCTACAGCTTCATGAAAGTGAATACCCGATGCAATCGCATCCGCATACGCCTTGTTGACAATGTCGGTGTTGTTGACTGGCGTTGTAGCAACTGTCCCAGATGTAATGTTTGCAGTTGAAATGTTTGCAGTGCTAACACCCAGTGTGCCGATGTCTAAAAGAGTTACAGCAGAGCCTGCTGTATCCAAATACACTGCTCTTTCCGCTGGGTACGTACAAAATACATTCTTTGAACCAGCAGCAAAGTTAACCAAGCTATTGGAATTGCTGGACTCTAAAACAGTGGTGCGGCTTAAAGTTGTGCCTGAAGCGGTGTATGTGCCAATACCTACTTCGTAGTCGCCTGTTGTTGGGTCTGCAATCGCGTAATAGGTCTGATTGGCGTTACCAATAACTGCAAAAGTCTGAAAGCCTAAAACAGCACCGCCAAGCGTCAGTGTCCCCGTACCCGTTGTAGTGGTAGTTTCCTGAACCCGATCTTTAACTACAAGTGCCATTTGCTCAACCCTGCGTTTTTACTACTTGCCACGTATCTGTCTGACCGTCGTAGATCACTGTCCATCCGGCGTTTTGAGCATCGTTAATTGTCTGCCAACTAACTGTTTGCGCTGTTCCAACCGTGGCCCAAGTCGTTGTCTGCGAGGCGTTGATGTTGCCCCAGTTTGCCGTTTGAGCATCGTTGATGATCTCCCAAAGCAGCCGCGCAATGATCTGGTCGGCAGCTACCGCGCCTTCCGTAATGGTAGCAAAAAAGACCGCACTTGCCAAGACGGAATCAAGGGCTTGGGCAGTTTCATCGATTGCTGCATTAAAGGTGGACGGAGCCACCAGAACACTGTCAGAGCCGGTAACAGTTTCTTCAACAGACACCGAAAATTCCGCTTGTGCGCTAACTGCATCTGAAGCCGTGACGCTCTCATCTACGTTGGCAGGGAAAGTTGTTGTGGCGCTGGAGGAGTCCAAGGCCGTGGCAGTTTCAAGCACTGCCGCCAAAAAGTCAGCAAAAGCTGCGGCTGAGTCGGATGCGGTAGCAGATTCTGAGATTGAACTGACAAAGTCAGCCAGTGAAGAGGCGCTATCTACCCCTGTCGCAGACTCACTTATTGAGCTACTGAAATCAACCAGACTGCTGGCGGAATCTTGTGCTGCGGCAAACTCCTCTACCGAAGAGATAAAGTCAACCAAGGCGCTTGGAGCGTCCCCAATAACAACAGTTTCTGCAATGTCAGCAATAAAGTTAGAAGCCGCAACAGCTACGCTGTCTGATACCGCTGAAGCCTCTGTAACCGCCGCCAAGAATATTGCAAGGGCAGCTACTGCATCCGAAGCTGTTGCAGACTCTACAACCGCGCTATCAATAACCTGCCCACCCGCACCTCGTGCAGCAAATGGGACTGTGGCAAATGGTGCATCAGCAAACACACGTTACGCAGCGTCAAGGCTGAATGTGTATGTTACGTTTAAAGTGTCGCCAGACACAACGGTGCGATCGCCGGGAGATGTGAAGTCTGACTCAGAGAACAAAACACCTGCCGTGCCACTGGACACGGTACACAAGAATGCGCCAGCTACTACACCACCAGCACCCGAAATGGAGAACGAAGATGGTGCTGCTGAGTTACTGATGACCGATGGGTCTGCGGTTGTTGCTGTGCCAAAAGTCACTGCCTTGCGTGAACCAGAGTAGTTTGTGAACTCAGTCCATGCTTTAGAAGCCAAAGTGTCAGCGGCGGCAAAGGTTGTACCTGAACCGGGGCCAGTAACCAAGCCAAGGAAAAACGCAGCAGTGTATGTTGAACCCTTAAAGTAGTTGGTGTTCATGTCCTGTAAGCCTTGGTTTACAACCAAGTTGTGTTCGGAGGTACTCCACTTTAAGTTGCCGTCTTTATCGAAGCACTCAACATGAAACACGCCGCCTGCACGCGCTCCAAAGTCGGCTCCAGTACGAGCAACTAAACCCGCGCTTACATTGTCTGATGAGGTTGCTTTTTCGTTAAACATGGTAGTTCCTTATACGAGTCGAATGAGTGCAGATGTGCTGGTGTTAGCAGGCATCGCCACGGTGAAAGTGTTGTTGGATGTTTTGTCGTTGCCAAAGTCCAAGACGCAAATAGCGCCGTTTGCTCCAGCTTTATAAATCAAAGCGCCACGGGCAGTGATTGCCCCAGTCCACGATGGAGACGTAAAGGACACATATACGACACTGCCAGAAGCCGTGACTTCAGAAGAAACTGTGGCGGTAACAATCTCTCCACCAGCAACATAGTTTCCACCCGTTGCCTCACCTACAGAGGTGTAGGCTGTTGTTGTCTCGTCAAGCGTAGCTGCGTTTGTGTACAAGGCCAACCTGAATGTGTCGGTCGTCAAGTTGATTGACGCATTAGCCAAGCCACTACGCAGAGTGTTGCAAGAGAAGTTGCCGGTGAATGCCATCAACGCACCCCGTTATTCTGCGGCAAAGGCGCTTGACGATACTGACCACTGCGATATGCGTCGCCTCTTTCGAGTCCGTCACCAAGACGTTGAGCCAGTGCAAGAGCTTCTTTGTACTTCATGTCATAACCAGCAATGACGTCAGTCTCACCCTTCATAAAGGTGTAGGCTTCTACCAAAGAACCATAAAGCAACACAGTGTCAAAGTTATCCCCAAGCCATGTCTGTCCAGAAGCAACAGTAGTAATGGATTCGGGGTAATAGTAGTAGTGGAGTTCTACGTTGTATACAGCATCTGGGGTTGGGCCAAGAATAAAACTCAACTCATTCGTAACAACGGGTGTCGGATCGTTGGTAGTTGTTGGCCCAAACAAAGCGTAGTATTTTGGGGTCGCGGTATCAGTCGCCTTGGGGTAAGCCTGACGGATAAAGTTCACATCTTTATTCAGCAAGAACTCTTGCCCATCCGCAGTTTCAACAGCCAAAGAAAATGAAGACAAGAAGTCACTAGGGCAAGACAGATATTTATTACCCGTGCTTGTCACGCCTGTTACGTTCTTGCGAAGCGATGGGAACTGCACTGAGTTGTATATACGTTGTTCAGCCTGCGTAATGAAGGTATTGATCTGCGTAGTCGCAGATACGGTACTCCCACTCGCAAGGTATACATCGGGGAACTGATTCTCCGTATACGACTGAATCGTGTTATACAACGTCGTGTAATTCATGCCATCGGGCCTCGTGCCATCAGACCTTTAGTAGCTGCGCCAGTACCACGGATTTTGATGCCGTCGGTTTTGATAGGCTGATTACCAGCAGCTTTGCTGATGTTGCCAACGCTCATGTTGACTGTTTTAGCTTCGCTGTGGTTGGGTTCTTTACCGGGCGAAGAAGAAATTTTCATAGCCTTACCGTCCATAGTGTGTGGCTCTGCGTAGACGCTGGCATTACCAACTTCTTTGCCGCCTTGTTTCATGCTGAATTTAGCCATGATTAAGCCTTCATGCCGGTTTTTTGGTTATTGACCTTAGCCATACCACGTCCCATTTTCATCATGTCGTCATTGGTTTTTCCACCTTTGTGCATTTTGGAAACGCCGCCTTTGGCTAGCTTTGTCATAGGCTTGCCGGGGTGCAGCTTTTTCTCATGCTTATGCACTGCGCCAGCAATCATCTTTTTGTCTTGTTTCAAGTCTTTTTTGTCCATGATTAACTCCTTAAGTCGTTGTTACCGTAACTGTACCAAGTTCTACAGCTAAAACCAAGTTATTTGGTGTTAGCCCCGTGTCAAAACCAGAAGCTCCACCAACAGGATACCAACCCCACTGGAAGATTCGGCTACCACCTTCTACCGTTCCCGCTCCATCAGTGCCGGTTCCGGTTGGGTCAAGCTGCAATCCGTTTGTGCCTGAAAGCACATAACTGCGATCAGGGCGAGGATTCCTCAAAGCCTGCGGGTCATCCACAGGATACATCCCCAACTGCAACTGAGGGTGATCTGGATCCCAACACTCAGGACAAACCAACAAGTTATATTGCTTTGTCTTTTTAATCTCGGTCTTCAGAACCTTCAGTTTAAATCGTTGCCCGCACCGATCACATTCCGAAATTGCGTTCTTGCCAGAGGCAAAACGATTACTCACATCTACCTCCCAATGTAAGTTTGACGGGGTACAAGCCTCAAAGCTGCCTTTTCATGATCTTCGTATGCTGCCAGTTCCCATGCCTCGTCATACTGCGTCTTGAGGAACGGAATGCGTTCCGCGCCATTTGGAATCTTTCCAGCGATGTAGTACGACAGGCCAGCCGCCATGCAGGG